AACAGACCTTCCTCCTTCCGGGCTTGGTGCTTTTGATCAATATGCTCAAATGATTTTAGCCGCAATTTCATGGATTCGCTGGTTTATGGGGTTTACTGTTTTAGGCATTATTTCCTTGCTCTTAAAGCCCTGCGTACAGTCTGAAAGTTTTACTGCCCCGGATAAGACCCCAGTCACTCCACTAGAAGATGAGCCGCCCTTCACCAAGAGCATTTACAGCCGGTGACAGCTATAATCAGGGGCGCTGCTGGAACTGGGCTTGGCATACTTCAGATGTTGCCAGGGGTTAGGGGGTATTAAAGTCAGTGATTCATATTTATTGAGTGCATGGAGAAAATATAGTGTCCTCACAAGAGCAACAAGCTAATACCGAACGCTTTGACGTTCCAGCATTAAGGAGTCCTAATCCTCCAGTATTTGCAAATCAAGTTCAGCTAGTGGGTATGGGCGGATTCGTATTGTTAGAATTCAGGGCTGTATTCCCAGACCCGGATGCAATGGCCAATAATGGAATTATAGATAGGGCTGCTGTAGCTGTAGATGCTAATCCTGTGAGTATTCCAGCTCATACTCGATTAGTTTTGCCTACTGATATTGCATTTCAGTTAAAAGAAATCTTAGCTGGGAATATAATTGTTAATGTCGCAGAGCACTAGAAGTAATTTAGCACCTACTGAAGTTTGGATGGCTCGAGCGGCTGCCAGACAGGGGGTTAAATTTCCTGAGGAATTAGGCGATAATGCTGTTATGACAGACACTTATTCAAAATCAGAAATAGACTCTAAATTTCAAGCCTTCCGGGCTGATGTCAAGGCTGACATGCTGGAAATCAAGACTAGCATTGTCAGTGAGATAAAAGCAGAGCTTAATTCTGTTATAAAAGCTCAAGTAGAGCCACTGAAAGAAGATTTTAAAACTTTAAAAGCCGATATGAGCGACTTAAAGACGGATTTTAACGCTTTGAGAGTTACTCAAGAAGGAATGAAAACTGATATAGGCTGGGTTAAGACTCTGGCAATAGCGATTTTCCTCACCTTGGTAGGTGGCTTTATCAAGATGATATGGTTCCCATCACCCTAGCCTCAGGGGCCTCTACCGCTTCCGCCAATCCCACGGTCTAACCCCACCACCCGGCAACGCCCACACGCCACGATTTAGCGATTTAGCGAACGCCTCGGCCTCGGCATATGCGCCCTTGCTATATTTCGGGGAGTCATACGCCAGTCCGTGACCGACCATTTCGTTTTGGACAGATATTGGTGCATTGCTCCCCACCCAAACAGAAACCCGGCACACACGGCGTTTATAACTTTTACCCACACAATCCAGATCCACCTCTCGACCGATTACCAACCGCCTCATGTAGTCCCTGGCATCTCTGCCCACTGGCTGTTTCAACTCTGGCGCATCGATGCCCCAAACCCGGATGCTCTGGCCGTTGCAGAGCTTAAACGTGTCTCCGTCATGAGCCGAACAGACCTGTTCAGCATAGGCTGGAAGGCAAAGCAGCGCTAAAAGGATCAGGTATTTCATACCCCAAGCATATCAGATGAGTTTGCTTGTGGTCTTGGTAAATCTTCGGTTTTAAGCAAAAACCCCAAAGCTACGGAAGCGCTTGGGGTAAAATGAAAATGCAAATCTACAGAAAAAGGATACCACGGGATGCTAGCGGCCCGATATATTCGAGTCTCCTCAGCGAAACAAGAGCGTAAAGGCTTGTCGTTGGGGGATCAAAAGAAGCTTTTAACCGAGGCTGTGCAAAGGCATGGTTTCACCTCGGATGACCCCGATCTATATATGGATGTCCAATCTGGTGCGGATGATGAGCGCCCTGCCTACAATAAGATGATGACCCGCATCATGGAAGGGTATTACCAAGCGCTCTTTGTTCTGGACATTACCCGCCTGACTCGAACGGAATCCAGAGCGGAAGAGGATCGCATCATCCAGGTGCTGAACTCGTTTAACTGCCAACTGTTCACCAATAACGCCCAATACGATTTAAGCAATGCTGAAAACCGCATGCTCTTTGGCTTTAACGTTGTCTTGGCTCGATATGACCGAGAAAAGCGTAGGGAGCTTTCAAAACAGGGGAGACAATCAGCCAGAGAATTAGGGCAGAACCCCGGCCAGCCACCATCCACCGGCTACGTTAAATACTATCAGCCAGATGGCACACTGATTTATAAAATGGACAAACAGGCCATAAAGCCTGTGAAGCTCGCTTATGATATGGCCTTAAAAGGCGCTGGCGGTAGTCGCATCATGAAAGCAGTTCACGCCAAAGGTTTTAAAAGCAGGAATGGGACACCCTACACACCGATTCAAATATACCAGTGGCTCAGAAATCCAACTTACGCTGGATATGTCCATATCGGAATGAACCGCTCATCAACCGAAAAGAAAAAGGGAATGTGGCCCGCCCAGTTTATCGATAAACCGCTGGTGACTCTGGATGAATGGCAAACCATTCAGTCACTACTAGATGCTAGAAAGACAGGCAAGTCTCCCGTTCGATTTCCATTATCTGGAATCCTTTTATGTCCCAGTTGCCAAAGTCCGATGATTGGAGCCTACAAGCGAGGCGGCCCTGGCATTCCTAAAGTGAGATATTACAATTGCCAGCCAAAATTCGGACTTGATAATCAATGCCCCAACACCGATGGCCGCTCAATCCAGATGAACATAATTCATGAACTACTAATCCAGGCAATGCCCGAAATCATCAAACAAGCTGAAACCCGCTCTAATAAAAAAGCACTCAAAGCCTCTCAACCCATCCAAGCTGGGAGCCTTGATATTGACCACGAGGACTACAAATCCCAACTGGCATCCATCGAAAGAAAAATATTAAACAACCTCAGAGATCAGGAAGATTCTCCATCCGATTACAGGCGCCAACGCATCGCAGAACTGGAGCAAGAAGCCAAGGCAGTCAAAACCAAAATGCAAAACTTTAAACAAAAAGCCGTTGCGCCCGCCTTCAATACAATCATCGAAGCTGCTAAACTGCTAAGTCTAGTTACCCCCGATGACATGGAAATTATCAGCGAAGTAGCACAAGCACTCTTTACAAAACTTCACTATTCAAGAACTGGAACGCATCGAAAGTACGAATTCAGACTAGAAAAAGCGGAACTGAAAACCGGAGAAACGCTGACACTGAGAAGGAAATACATCCATAGGCAATAATGGCATTATAGAGAGATGTCATCAACACCACGTCTCTACACAATACTATTGTATTTACAATCAAGTAACTGGACTATATGATAAATATCAAGTCACCAAGATATTGCAGTAAAATCCAGTTTGAGCCGGATTGACCGGCAACCATCGACAGACAAACCAAAGTAACTAGCATTAGCGAAGTTGAAGGCCAGTCTGACCGGGATGAGACTAACGAGGCTCTAAACTCGGCAGAATAGCCATGCCTATTGGAGGGCTATGGAAGTTAAACATTGTGGGAATTTACTTTCCCCGGTACGTGAGCGTGTCATAAAAGCGACCTCAGACGAAACCTGTAGAGGCGTTATTGAGCTTTTAACGCAGGAGTATTATTGCGCTGATACTCGATGCCGCAAGCGCTTGTTTTACAAAAAAGAGATTTACGCCACAGGCCAAAGCGAATGGGCCAGAGTCAGGCCACACCAGCAAGCTGTATTCGTTAAACGGCTGAGAATGGCGAAAGAATCGGATTGGGTGTGGGGCTTTTCGCCTATTACTTACGGAAAAATCAAGGTAACGGTGGAATGATGATGACTCCATCAGAAAGTTTGCTAATTCAGCGACTTAAAACCGTCGAGCATTTATTAGTTGAGTATGGCAGTGATTTGGATTTGCTATTGCTTGACTATCGAGCCCGCTGCAAGCCTTGGCATGTACGAGTTTTTCAAGCTTTAAAAACAAAATTAACGGTCAAGTGATGTTCAACAAAAAAAAGAAAGCGGCTGATCCAGTCGCTAAAGGCGGACGCCCAACTAAATATGAGCCGTCCATGTGCGCTAAAGCTGAGCAAATCATGATGGATGGGGCCAGTAAAGTCGAGGTCGCCGCTGCTCTCGGAATCTGCAAAAACACTCTGTTTGAGTGGATTAAGCTACACCCTGAGTTTTCGGACTCCATAAAAAGAGGCGAGGCACTTTCTCAAGCTTGGTGGGAGCGTAAAACCCGGCTTATGGGCGAACAGCCCGCAGGCAAGAACAACGCCGCCATTGTGATTTTCCGCATGAAAAACATGTTTGAAGATTACCGGGAAAAGCGAGAGCCTGAAAGCCAGGGCAACACCCAACTTGATAGACTATCGGATATTCTTGGGCAGTCTGAGTGATTGAGTGGCAACCATTCGGGGCCAAGTCGCTGGAATTTATCCGCAATCCAGTTAGTCAGGATGCCCGGATCAATATACTAGAGGGCAGCGTCAGAAGCTCTAAAACCGTCACGATGATTCCCAAGCTGCTGATCTACTGCAAGCATGGCCCACCGGGGCTACTGCTGATTGTGGGAGTGAGCAAGGATACAGTCTATGATAACGTCCTCCGTGACCTGTTCGACACCGTAGGAACCTCAAACTATAGCTATAACCGTCAAACAGGCGATTTAACTGTTTTTGGGCGTTCGATTAAAGTCATTGGCGCAAAAGACGACGGTAGCGAAAAATACCTTCGGGGAAAAACGCTTGCTGGCGCTTATGTGGATGAGTTGACACTGATCCCTGAAAAGTTTTTCAAACAGCTTTTAAACCGCTTGAGTGTCAGAGGCGCAAAGCTTTACGCTACCACTAACCCGGACACGCCAAGCCACTATATTTATACCGAGTACATCAGCGACGAAGAAAAGCTGAGTTCTGGCCTGGTTAAAGTAATCCACTTTGTCCTGGATGATAATCCCAACCTGGACGAAGAATACAAGCGAGACATCGCTAAAAGCTATTCAGGCCTTTTTTACAAGCGGTTTATTCTCGGCCTCTGGGTTATGGCGGACGGGGCCATTTATGACATGTGGACGGATGACAACCTCTATGATGCGTTGCCATTCCATATTGCTGATCCAGCGCACCCCTATGATCGGGATGTTGCCGTTGACTATGGTACTCAGAACCCGATGGTGTTTCTGGATATTCTCCACGATGGCCATGGGGTTTATGTCGAGAACGAGTACCACTACGCTGGCAAGGCCAATCAGGCCCAGAAAACAGACAGCGAATACGCGGATGATCTGGACAAATTCACAGCGGGTAAAGGCATCAATCAAATCATCGTTGACCCAAGCGCTGCAAGCTTCATCGCTGAATTAAAAAAACGTGGCTACCGGGTAAAACAGGCTGATAACGACGTTGAGAACGGCATTCGCTTGATGGCCTCAATGATCCAGTT